ACAATTCATTATTTAAAATGATTAAAGATTTTGTACCTGCACGTACAAGTCTTGCTTCTGGGATTGTTATTAAACAACATTTACTTGAAAGAAATAGATACCCTCAACCCCAAGTTGATACTTATTCAACTATAGCATATCAAACTAGCGGATCCAACCCTCCACTTGGTAGTGGATCAATAAACAACATCCCTTTTACTTTCCAAGACATTTCAGTTTCAGGTACCATTACACCCCAATGGAACGATTACAACCCAGGAACTATAGAAAATTTTAGCGGTGGTACTGGAGGTACGTTTGAAATGTTTAATGGGGTTAATACTTCACCTTACGGACCAAATGGAACAGGACCTCAAAATATTTATTTTATAACTCAAAGTTGGAATGAAGGAATTGTTACTCCATTAGGTATAGCTAATACTATCCATGATGCTCAAGATGAGTTTTATGATGGTGAATTTAGCGGTTCAATATTAACTGTAACCACTCAAAGTTTATTTGCCCCATATCCATTAAATACTATAGCCTCATCATATAGACAAGTACATTACTACAGCACTAGTTCAGTTGAAGGTAATATATTTGAAAGTTTATTTTTAAATAATATTACTGCTCCTCAATCGGGAAGTATATTATTTTATAATAAACCTGCCATCTTATTTGGTTCTCCTTCTTACCAAGTATTCACCACTCAATATCTAAAAATAGCTAGAATTGACTGTAGTGGAAGTAATAATACAAATGTATTAGAAAATGTTGATAAAGCTCTTATATATAATAATATTGTTGGACAGTATATTGAATATGATTTAACTGTTTTAAATGAACAACCTACATATTATTTATATGAAGCTATCCCTAAACCATATACACCAGCATTATGGCCTAATGAAATATTAGATTATAAAGTTTCTGCTTCAAATGCAGCGCCATTTATTCCTTCTTCTACTACTGTACCTACTCCTTTTACATTATATGGTAGTGTATCTGGAAACGTTTTAGGGTATTTTGATAGTACTACTGGGGTTTATGGTTTAGATAATACTCCAAATGCTCAACTTTACATAACAGCATCTGTAAATATTGCAGGTACAGGAACTGGTAGATTTAGAATAGATTTAAATCGCCAAGGAAATATCAGCACATTAACATCTGTTACTGTCGCTGCTGGTTCTTCTTATTCAATATCCTCATCATATTATGGATTACAAGGAGATCAAATTTATTTAAGTGCTATTCGAGGAGCCGGTTCTCCTCAATTTACAAGTGGTAGTTTTTTACTTAGTCAAAGTAGAGATATAAATTCTTCGAGTTGTACCCCTGTAATATTTGAACCTTATGTTACGGATCAAAATTACTACTATAGTGATTATAATCCTTTAATGAATAATATCAATGAAGAAAGATTAAGTTCATTTTATGAAGAAGTAGATTATTATCCTGGTATAACTACCCCAACAAACTTTAATCTAATCATTAGTGGAAGTGCTTTAAAAGCAGCAGTTCAAGATTCTAATTATACTTCAAAACGAGTTATTAACCCTCGTTATAATGGTGTAAAATCAACATCTCATGTATTAAATCAATGGACTCCTGGAGATACAGGTACATATGGTAAAACTCCAACTGTTGAGAGTTTAAAAACAGCAGTTGCTTATTGTGATTGGATTGGTGGATGGCCACCTGAAAGAATGAATGCCTCCGCTATTCATATCCAATATTTGATCAAATCAGATGGTACTATTGTAATACCAGATGTATCTGAAAATTCATTATTTGAAAATAAAGGTAATTTTGAAACAGGAGAAAGACTAATCATTTCTTCAAAAACAGTATCTACAGGCCAACCCACTCAGTATAGAAATATACTTCGTGGAGGCACCAGAATTGAGCCTATTTTATATTCTCAAATAGGTCATACTCCACCACAATGGGCTCAATATATTGAATTATGGAATAATAATGTTAATTACCCCGTATCTGATGTTACTAGATTATCAACTTTAAATTCACTTTCCCCTACCAACCCTATAGCCCAATTACTCCCTGCAGGATCTTCTGAATTTTTAGGAACCACCATTGCGGGAGCAAGCAATGGCTGGGCCATCCTATATGACCCAGCATCAACAACTTTTGGGTCAGGAAATTATGACTATAATGTAACTACATCACCTAACCCAGTAACTGAGGGAATTAATTTAATTGTAGAAGCTCAAATTAAAATTAAAAATATCTCTGTTGTTGATCCTAGTGTTGTAAAAGTAGATTTAAGAAATTCTTTTATAGGTGCTAATTCTCCATTAGAAACTCAATTAGTTTCATTAAACCCTGATGAAACTAAAATTATAACTTTTTATAAAAATTTAACACCTGGAGTAGATTATAATGATAATAACAGTAAAGGAGACATTCATTTTAGAGTAGAAAATCAAGGCCCTTCAAATACTTGTGCTGTTCTTTCAAATGCTGGTGAAACTTATTTTAATGTTAAGCAGTCTCCATTGCCAAACCCACTTCAATCATCTTCTTTAGGAACCAATAACATTTGGAATTACCCAACAAATTCCACTTACAACCAAGAAAGTTCCAGCTTTGAAGGAGTTATTTTTATCCCAGATGTAACATCTTCCCTTAATGTTTATTATAATACACCAGGAATACATCAGTTGGATATTACAGGATCTGGATTTAATCCTATTGTTTTAGATTGGAGTGTAAAATATGGGGATGAATTTAGATTTGAAGGTGATGAAAATAGAACATTTATGGTTAAAAGTGTTTATGCTCCAACAGATCAATCTCCTCAAAGAATTTCTAATACTGGATCTTTAGAAATTCATTTAGATAAATCTATCCCTTCTCAATCTATTAACTTAGATCACTTTGTTATTAGAAGATACATTGACGATCCTGCTCAAATTTTGATGGAAGGATATAGACCTATTAATTCATCTGGTCCTTACATTATAAGACCTGAATATGTAGTTCCTGAATTAGATAAATCTGTTGATGAATTTATATTGGATCTTACACAGAAAGGCTTGCTTTGATAATATTTATTACATATAATACACCAATAACAAAATACAATGGGATATTTAAATAACCAAGTCGTAACAGTAGACGCGATTTTAACAAATAAAGGTAGAGAACTTTTAGCAAAAAATGACGGTTCGTTCCGAATTACACAATTTGCTTTAGCGGATGATGAAATTGATTATACATTATATAACCCAACACATCCTTCTGGTTCTACATTTTATGGAGAAGCTATCCAAAACATGCCTTTACTTGAAGCATTTCCGATTGAAACCCAAATCATGAAATATAAATTAGCTACCCTACCTCGTGGAACAGCTAAACTACCAGTACTTGATTTAGGTTACTCTGCAATTACATTAGTACAGGGGGCTTCACTTGCAATTACTCCTCAAACATTAAATTATTTAGGTAATAACCAAACATATGAAACAAGTGGATACTCATGCACCGTTTCAGATGTACGTTTATTTAATACATTCACCGGAGTAGGTATTAACACACCAGCAGCTACAGCAGCAAATGCTTCTATTAATTCAACAACTACACTTGGAACTAATGTATCTGCTACAATAATTGGTTCTCAAATTAACTTAAGAGCAACTACTGTAAACACATTATTTGGTTCAAATACTCAATTGACAGGTACATTAACATTTGTAGGTTTAGATAGTGGTGCCCGTTTAACCATCCCTGTAACAATTAATCAAAACTAATAAAATATTAAACAATGGCGTTTAAAAGATTTGATCCTGAAGATTTTTTAGTAAGTAGTGATTCAATCACTGCCCCACTTTGGTCAACTGGAGCCCCCATCCTAACAGATTTCTATACATCTTCAGTCCAAGAAGCTGGATCATCTGGTAATTATTATTTAAGTGTATATCAAACTGAATCTGCTCTTTTAACAGCACAAGTACAATTTGACATTGCTTATGCTGATTCTTTAGGAAGTGGTAGTGTTTGGTATAATCCTATTGTTCCTGGAAACTCATATACTAAAACAGTTTACGGACAATATCGTTCATTAATTTTAGAAGATGAAAATGCTTCTTTTACTTTTGGAGTAGGAAGTAATACATATACAACTGAAAATTTCTGGGTATTATCAATCGAACGTGCTAACTACAAACAATCCTTATTCCCAGGATCACTAAATCTAAAACTTTCTGGATCTAATGGAATAATTAACTTAACAGATAACTCCCTTGATAACCCAGTTAATACTTTTATTGGTGCTACTCAAGTATATCAGTTAATTTCAGGTTCAAATGGTACAGCAGGAACATTAGCAAATAGTGGATATGTAGCAGGATCAGGATCTTACGGTTTAGTATTTCCTCAATTAGGGACTATTTTATTAAACCCGTACGCAATATCTCAATCAATTTCTGTATCACCTAGTAGATCATATGATGCCCCGGGTTTAAATAATCAACGTTTGTTCTCCTCAATCGTATTGGGTGATTCATTTGCTCTTAATTCTCAAGAAACAGTTACTTCGGATTATGTATTTGTTAGAGCTCGTAACTCAGAATTTAATTACTCAGAAAACCCATCATTTATTTCAGGTTCAACTGGTGAAGTAATTTATAGTAGCTTTATCAATCAGCCTCAAGTTTATATTACAACTGTAGGATTATATAATGATAGTAATGATTTATTAGCAGTTGCTAAAATGTCACGTCCATTGTTAAAAGACTTTACAAAAGAAGCTCTTGTACGAGTTAAACTAGATTTCTAAGAATGAATGAGCGTATTCAAGTCATTTATAACGTCTGATGTCATTGTATCTCCTTTTGAGGTAAATAAAGCATTTACTTTTAAAGGGAATGAACTTACTGGATCAAATGTAGAAATTGATAGATATATTGGGAGAAATGTTACTGAATCTTTATGGATATCTGGTTCTTACCCTACTGGTTTTATTTCACCTCAAGATCAAGTTTTAGTATATCGTTCAATAAGAGAACTCTATTATTCAAATTATCTTTTAAATCCTAATGGGTCTCCTACTTCTACTGCTTCATTCAACGTAGATGGAACAATAACAGGAAACCCATATACTCCAAGTTATTACAATTATTTATCCAATACACTACCCCCAAATAGGTATTTCCCAACGGGGTCAAATGAATTAATAGGAGTAATAACCATCCCTTCAAACCTTTGGGGCGAATATCTACTCCCAGGATCAGTAATGATCTCTAATGGGAATGTTACTCTTCAAGATGACGGTGAAGGTAATATGGTTTTTAATTCTTTAAAATATGGAGATGTAATCTATGAACATGGTATCATTATCATAACAAGTAATGGTTCTTCATACACTGGCCCTTATGGTTCAGGTTCATACGGTGGGGCAGTATATGGAGCTAATACCATTGATTTAATTAACAGTTTAGCAACTGGATCAAACATTACATGTTCATTTTCTTCATCATTTAATATTTATGAAACCCAATATAAATGCACATTACGAGAAAATGAATTTAACTTCTCACAAAATCCAACAATAATTTCAGGAAGTTCAAACAGTGGGGTTTTATATAACTTTGCAACAGGTTCTTATTTTTCACCTTATGTGACTACAGTAGGTTTATATGATAATGAATATAATTTATTAGCTGTAGCTAAACTTGCTCAACCTCTTCCAACGTCTGCTGTTACTGATACTTCCATATTAGTAAATTTAGATCTTTAAACCATGAATTGGATATATAAAAAAGAAGAAATTGAGGATTTCTCTCAATTCCCAAACAACACATTTGGATTTATTTATAAAATTACCCATATACCCTCAGGTAAATCTTATATTGGTAAAAAAGTACTTTACCATAATAAAAAAGTAAAGTTAACTAAAAAAGAACTTGCAATGTATGAAGGTGTAGCTGGTCGTAGAGCTTCATACAAGATGGTAATTACTGAATCCGATTGGAAAAAATATTGGGGTTCAAATAAAACTTTACTTGAACTTAAAAAAAATGAACCAATAGAAAATTTTAAACGTGAAATTCTCATACTGGCTCCAACTAAAAAACTCTTAACATATTATGAAACACAAGTTTTATTTGTTTATAGGGTTTTAGAAGAACCTAATTTATATTTTAACGATAATATTTTAGGTAAGTTTTTTAGAAAAGATTTTGATATCTAAAAAAGATATCATATCTTAAATTTATGGTAAATGAGTTATTAGTTAATTTAGTTAACGGTGCTTTAGGTACTGGAAAACGTACGGCACGAGGAAATCAAGCATATACGTGTCCATTTTGCCATCATCATAAACCAAAACTTGAAGTTAATTTTACCGAAAATAAAGACGGTATTAATAAGTGGGCTTGTTGGGCTTGTGGTAAAAAAGGTAAAACTATTAAAAGTTTATTTAAACAAATTCAAGTTGATGCTTCTTATTTTCAAGAACTTTCTAAACTTGTAAAAAATGTTTCTACTGAAGATATAGGAGAAATAAAACATACCTTACTTGAATTACCAAAGGAATTTAAAACTTTTATTAACAATAGAGATATTGTATCAAGACATGCTTTTTCTTACCTTAAAAAAAGAAACATAACCAAACAAGATATCCTTAAATATAACATAGGCTACTGTGATTCAGGACAATATAATAACATGATTGTTATACCTTCATATGATAGTACTGGTAAATTAAATTATTTTACCGCAAGA